GCGATCTGCCCAGTTGTCTGGATCTCTATTCTTTAGGAAAAATATTGCGCTTGTTTCTTTGCCGTCCATCGCATTTTGAAATACTTTGTTCGCTACTAATTGAACTGCTTTGTACTTTCCCTTTTTTATCGCTAGTGCAAATTGCTCGTTTCTTTTCTTTTCTCTAGTTATTGTTGAGATGTTTACATTAAGCAAAGTAGCGATTTGGCTTTCATTTAAGCCATCGCCAGACCATTGCGATATTTGTTTGTACTCATCTTCAGTTAGTTGAGCGAGCTTTCTTTTTCTGCCTGGTTTTCCCTTTTCCATGCTTTATTTTAGGGTATTTTGCACATTTTAGCTAAATAATTACATTTAATTGCACATTTATTGAGTAAAACTATTGTTATTTATAAATATATATGTATCATGGGTATTGTAAAGCAATAAAGTTTTACATACTTTGGAGAAGTAAATTATGAGTAAAAAGAATTTAACATCATATTTATCTGGAGGTGTTGAAAAACATACTGACGGATCATTCACTATTTATGGATATATAGAAAACAAAAGTGGTGACGAGGTTGCAATGCACAAAATTAGATATTGCGGTTATCCAATTAGCCGCGCTAGAAAAATATTTAAAATTGATCTTAATGATTTAAAAGAGTTATTAGAGGAAAATAATATCTTAACTAATGATTCATATATTAGATATGGTCATACTATATGATTTAACCAACCCCAAACCAAACAAGCCTGCTTTATGTGGGCTTTTTGGGTGTAAGCAATAACGCTTGCATACTTTGGAGAAGTAATATGACAGATACAAATAAACAAAACATCTACACATTAGAGCAAAATCTAATTGAAGAACTAAACGACAATAAAAAGGACATATTGGAAGGCTCATGTCCAGAAGATGTTGTTTCAGAATATGCGGACTCATGGGTTCCAATTTATAGCCATGATTTACTATCAGTTGCTCAATCGGATTTAACGCTTGGATATAATAATTCCGAAGGAGAGGGAGATGTGTATGCACAGCTTACATGGTCAATATATCACAGGCTTGAATTAGTTGCCCAACAATGGCTACAAGATAACCAATTTGAGGTCGCATAATGACTATTAAAACCAAATCACATAAAAGAATTATCGGACAGCTGCGCAAGAAGTACGGACTAAAAGATAACACGCCGATCCATAAAGTAGAGCAAATAATGACAGCCGAGGACTGGCAAGCGTTTAGCATGGCTCTTACCTTTCCTAATGGTAAACCATCACAAAGGGGGAAATGATGAAAAAATATGTAATATTAATAGAAATGGGAGCAAGTAGACAGCACTCAATAGAAGCAAAAAACCTTCTTGATTTATTTAATCAATTAGAAAAATATAAATCAAAACATACTATTTATAATGATGAAATTATAAGCATACAGGAGCAAGGCAATGAGTAAGTTCAACAAACAAAAAACAATAGATAAAATCATTGATGATTTTGGAAACTGTAGAATGAATAGTCACTGGTTTTCTAAAAGTGAAACACAGATTGAATGGTCAAGCCATCAAGAAGTGTATTTAATCTTACATCAAGATAAAACCTGGGACTATTCCGAGCCAAAACATTTAGATATGTATGTTGAGGATTTAGAAGTTCAAGATTTAAAAGAGTATTCAAGGGCCAACTAATGGACTTACAACTAATACCAATACTTATGTTCATGGCTGTATGTCTTTATGCAGTCGCGCTAATAATCAAGGATAGAGATAAATGAAATACATACATATCGCACCAATACCAATAGATGATGACGACCTTGATAAAGAAGGATTTATTCGTGGTGGTTTCCATGATTGGATTTTTGAACAGGCAGAATTAAAAAATATAGAGTTTGATTATATAGAGAAACAAGACCAATGATCTTTTCAATAAACATAAGCGGCTTAATCATTGACTGGTGCTATAACTTAGATTGCCAGGAGAAACAATACCACAAAACATGGATTCCTAAATTAAGGGATATCCAGATAATAACCAAAGATCTGAACGGCCTTACGGTTAGCGAGGTTAAAAAGATAATCTTAGAAGATATCCAACCAGATATAAATATGGTTAAAGAACATAATAATAAACTAGCGAGAGCGAGGAGACTAAACCAATGAAAAATATAACATTTACAGTGGCTTTTTGTAAATATTCAGCTCACTTTAGAGATAGAGGATTCGGCGGAGAATTACCCTACATTTCCAAGACATACTCTAAAGCAACAGGAGAGGGCGGATATTTGCTTCGTGATGAAAATGATATGCACATAGCTTACATAACAAAAGATGGCAAGGTACAGGCTTAGAATGGACAGAAACAATATACCAAAACATTTACGACATTTAGAAGAATGGAAGCTAAAAGCATTGTTTCATTTATTTAGGAATCCAATATGAGCAACTTACATAACCAGGAACAATTAGAAAACCAATTTGAAACTATAATTGACCAATTATTAAATCAAGATAGAAAGGGTTTAATTGATGATGAAATAAATACCGTAGCTAGAAACTATGGTTTAGATGAAGATGATGACCGCGATGAAATCATAAACTTCTTAGCGGAATTTATACTTTACGATATGAATACAGTATAGGAGTACCAATGACAGGCAAAGGATCAGGCAGGCGCATAGAAGATATAAACAAGATACGCAATAACTGGGATAGCATCTTCAAAAAGCGCGACAAGAAACAAATAACCAAGGTAATAATAGAATTTGAAATGCCAGGCTATCCATCAATAGATGAAATGAGGAATTATGTTGAAAAATTACACAAAGAGGATAAACTAGTATTTTTAACCACAACTACCAATGCTTGAACTACTTATTAACATATTCGCAGGAGTCACATTAACATTCGCTGTAATGTTATTTCTAACCGCGCTCGCGATAGTAATAATTGACCGCAAGCAATAAGTTTGAACGCGTGAGAGATATCTTCTCCAAAAGATAACCCCCCCTAAAAGCTCTCGCGCGTTCCTCTACCATCAAAAATAACAATCATAGAATCGTGCATAGGTCTAGCACCTGGAACTGATCTATCAACTTCCTCACCAAAAGTATTAATTCCCTTAAATATTAATCTCCTGCGAATAAATCTTATGTCTTTTGCATTGGGTAATATGTGATCGTGAAACAATGCCGTGCTTGTACTAACAGGTAAAAGACAAACACACAACTTACCTTTTTTTGATTCTATAATCGCTTTCTTAACAAAACCCTCTTTAAGATCTCTACTATAAGGCGGATTAACAAAGTTTCTCTCCCCCCACGCAATAATCAAACCATTTTTATCTGGTGTTATCTCATCAAAGCATATCGGACACGGATCAAAATCAAAATTAAACTCCGCATCTAATTCATCATAAAAATCTTTGGGTGTCTCCCAATTATCACTATGTTTTAAATTTCTATTCTTCACGCTTCCGCCTACTCGCGCACCAGGTCAGCTAAACCAACTAATAAAAAATGTTTCTTCCCTCCGCTTTGGGACTTCCTCAATCGCTTCGGCTCTCCCTCCAGCACAATCCAGATCAACCCTGCCTCGCTCAACTCCGCTAGCGCTCGCCCAACGCTTTTCCTATTCACTGCTGTCATCTTTGCGTAATAACTAATCGCATCATGCGATGACCAGGTTTCATACCTCCATCGCTCGCACAAAGACCAACCAACGAATCTAGCTGTCATAGATAGCGCTTCATTGCCTGCGACCTCCGAGCGATACCAATGCCAAACTATTTGGCGCACACGCGAGAAGTCCGATTCTTTTCTAGCAAGCGCTATGGGGATCAGAGCTGTTTTCTCCTCCGCCTCCGCATGCGCGGTAATCCACCAATAGGCTTTATCTATTTGTCCAAATCTTCTCATAGCGTGCGCCCTGCTCCTGGAGAGTCAATCCACCCCAAGTGGATTGCTCTCCTATACATATGTATATGTATGGATATATGGGCATCTCCTACCCTAGTGTTGGGCATCTGAGTGTATAGTATGTCCCTTAGCTTCCCTAGTATGTCCCTAAAGTTCCCAACGA